ACAAATTAAAACGTAGTAAAATACTTGAAAAAAGATATGGCAAAGACTATATTGGAAATCTGGAAAAATAGAAAAAACATAATAGAAGGTATTAAAAATAATACTTTTAAAAAAGAAGATGTTGAGCATATAGCAAATGCAAGAATGGTTATCTGCTCTGGATGTGATAATATAGATAGAGTAGGTGATAAATGTTTTGCTCCTAAAACTCAACCATGTTGTGCATTATGTGGTTGTAAATTAGCATGGAAGATCAGATCTCTATCTGAAAAATGCGACATTGATAAATGGGATGCTATAACAACTTTTGAGGAAGAAAAAGAAATCAAAAAAGAACTTGGAATCGATGACAATTCTTGATGATGATTGGGAAAAGAAATTAAGAGAAAAACTTGAAAGAGAATTACCTGATGGTGCTTATAGGTTACTAACTGATAATGGTATAATCATGACAGGAAAAGGTGGAAAGATAAATTTTGAAATAGAATTTGAAAGAGAAATAAGAAGACTAGCTAAAGATAATTGACATGAAAGTAAGATTCAGAGCTGAAGATCATAGTTATATAAGTATAGATCCTGACAGTAAAATAAAATGGACAAGTGTAACTACTTTTATAGGTCAATTTAAAAATAAATTTGACGCAAAATCTGTTTCAGAAAAAGTATCTCTTAATAAAAAATCAAAGTGGTATGGAATGGATCCTTTGGTTATTCAAAAAATATGGTCTGCTGAATCCGATAGATCCATGGAACTTGGTAATTGGTATCATGATCAACGCGAAGCAGATCTTATATCTATAAATACTTTATCCAGAGATGGTATACATCTTCCAATAATCAGGCCTTTAACATCTTTTGGGTTCAGAGAATCTCCTGAGCAAACTATGGTAGAAGGCATATATCCAGAACATTTTGTATTTTTAGAATCTGCAGGTATTTGTGGACAATCTGATCGTGTGGAAGTTGTTGGTAATAAAGTGGATATTATAGATTATAAAACCAATAAGGAAATAAAGAAGAAAAGTTATACTAATTGGCAGGGAGTATCACAAAAGATGAAAACTCCCATAAACCATATAGATGATTGTAATTATTATCATTATGCTTTACAGTTGAGTTTGTATATGTATATAATATTGAGGCATAATCCAACATTAAAACCTGGAAAGCTTGAGTTACATCACGTTACATTTAAGACAAAACCTGATAAAGATAAGTATGGTAACCCTGTATTAGAAAAAGATTATAATGATAATTACATTGTTCATCAGGTAATTCCTTACCCTGTACCTTATTTAAAAAGTGAAATAATAACTCTTTTAAAATATAATAAATGATTAGATTATTTGATATTCAAAATGGTGCTGTAATACCAACAGAACATTGTTACATGTTACCATTTCTTAAACGTATAATGGACGAGTATCCAGATAATTATCTTATTATTTATGCGTACTTGTTTTATATGACTTGTCCTAATCCCGATATTAATGTGTACTTTAATGTCCCTGAATTAGATAAGGAGGAAATGATACTGTCAGATCTTAAGTCAACATTTGCACCTGATGAGGAACCTATTGTTGAGGCATTAGAACATTGTTATACAATGTATGACACTGCTTCAGCCAGGGCATTTCGGGGAATTAAAACAATGCTTGATAAATTAGCTAAGTATATGGAAGATACTGCTATAACAAGTGGTCGTGATGGAAATCTTCCTGCTTTAATAAGTGCTGCTAAAAACTTTGATTCCATAAGATCTTCATTTAAAGGAGCGTATAAAGATTTATTGGAAGAACAACAGTCTCATGTACGTGGGGGTGCTGGTCTTGCATATGACCAAAAATAGTATGGTATGGTTGAACGTAATACTGAATCTTTGGTAGATTGGTTTTTTTTGTATGATCCTGATACTCTTTTATGGCATGGTGTTCATATATCAGAAATGAAAAAATATATAAGTGTGAAAGAAGGTAAAAAAGGGGATTATGAATTTATTTCAGCTAGTTCTATAAATATAATTATAGATTATATAATAGATAGTGGAAATAATATTAATAACACTAACTGATGTATACAGAAATTCCTACATGGGATGAAGGACACTGGAGCACAACGATATTTGAAACTCGTGATGAGTTTAAAGAATTTGTGTTAAGTTGTTTTAAAGAACCTGGTTTGTATGGGTTTGATGATTCTTCATATGTTTTTAATGAGCAAGCCAGAAATTTTAGAAGAGATAATTACTTCTGTGCTAATCCTATGATGAGTAAAGATTATATTACTTATTGGGATGATCAGAAACTAAAATGCAGAAGAGGAGTAATTTTTAAGAATAAGGGAAACCAGTGGTATCTTCCTAGAGATTATTATATGTGGTTGAATTTTCTACCTATAAATGATAAAGAACAAAGAAAGTTCGATTTTCCACAAGTAAGAGATGCTCAGTATCACATGGCATTATATGAAATACTTGCAGAACTTCATTATTTACATGCTGCTATTTTAAAGAAAAGACAGATTGCTTCCAGTTATTTTCATACAGCTAAGCTGATTAATCAGATATGGTTTGAAGAAACACCTATATTAAAAATGGGTGCAAGTCTGAAGGACTACATAAATGAGAAAGGATCATGGAAATTCTTAACTGAATATAAAAGTTTTCTGGATGAGCATACTGCATGGTATAGGCCAATGAATCCTGGAAAAGTACTTATTTGGCAACAGCAAATTGAAGAAACTACTAGAGGAAGAAGTTACAAAAAAGGATTGAAGGGAGTAATGCAGGGTGTTACTTTTGAGAAGGATCCAACAAATGGAGTTGGCGGGCCTTGCACAATATTCTTTTATGAAGAAGCAGGAATTGCCCCAACCATGGGAACAACAGTAGAATTTCTTTTCCCTGCCATGAGATCAGGACAAATGACCACAGGTTTATTTATTGCAGCTGGTTCAGTAGGAGATTTGGATCAGTGTGATCCGCTAAAGCAGATGATCTACTACCCCAAAAGCAACGACATCTATGGTGTAAAAACCAATCTTTTGGATGAGAAAGGATCAACAGGAATAACAGGCCTATTCATTCCAGAACAATGGTCGATGCTCCCATATATAGATGATTATGGTAATTCACAAGTACAGGATGCTTTAGAATCAATCATTCAGGAAAGACTCCAGTGGAAAAAAGATCTTACAGCAGAAAAGTATCAACTACGTATATCTCAACACCCAGTGAACATAGCGGAAGCCTTTGCATACAGAAATGTATCAAAGTTTCCTCAAAATCTAGTAACATCTCAATTAAACAGAATAGATGATAAAACATATCCTTATGAGCACATAACTCTAAGCAGAGATGAAAATAATATTATAGTTCCATCAATCAGTAATAAACTGCCAATTACAGAATTTCCAATAACTAAGACTACTGAAGATAAAACAGGTGTCATTGTTGTTTATGAAAGACCTGTAAAAAATGCTGAATTTGGTACATATTATGGATCAGTCGATCCAGTATCAGAAGGTAAAACAACCACATCTGATTCATTATGTAGTATTTACATATATAAAAATCCAATCGAGGTAACCAGAGTTAATGGTGATGAAACAAAAACTTTTTTAGAACAAGATAAAATTGTAGCTGCCTGGTGCGGAAGATATGATGATATTAATAAAACACATGAACAATTGGAACATTTGATTGAATGGTATAATGCCTGGACAATAGTAGAAAATAATATTTCTCTATTTATCAGACATATGATTGATAGAAAAAAGCAAAAATATCTGGTACCAAAAAATCAAATTATATTCCTAAAAGATTTAGGATCAAACAATAGCGTTTATCAGGAATATGGATGGAAAAATACAGGGGTACTTTTTTCTAATCATTTATTGAGTTATTTAATTGAATATCTGAAAGAAGTTATTCACACTGATTCTAAGGAGGATGGTACTATAGTAAAAAACACATATGGTATAGAACGTATTCCTGATAGAATGGCCATGCTTGAAATGAGAGCTTATACTCCTGATGTCAATGTGGATAGATTAGTAGCTTTGGCTGCGTTAATAGCTTTCGCAAAAGTGCAACAAGCTAATCGTGGCTTAAAGAAACGAGTAGAAAGATTAAATGATAAGAATCCTGATAGATTAAAAAATCTATATGAACTTCCTAAAAATACTATTTTTAGACATATGGGAAATAAAACAGGAAAGAGTACTATATTAAAAAGAAGTGCTTTTAAGCATTTGAAATAAAGTTAAAACTATCTGTATCTCAATATATTGTTGTTAATAAGGAATAAAATTTGTATATTATTATAACTAAACCTATGTAACATGGAGGTTCTCAATGCTCTTCAATTAAAAGCTGGTAAAAAAGCAAAGTATAATAGGATGGGTTCTATTACCCAACCTATTCAGTTTCTTCCACGAAAGGAGAAGAATGAGGAATGGACTGCCTGGAATATGGATTGGTTGGAATGGCAAGGTTTGAAGCAAATCAAACGCAATGCGCGAAGGTTGATGAAAAACTACAAGCTTGCAAAAGGTATTATTGATCGAACAGATTATATTGTAGAAGAAGACAATGAGTATAAAGATATTGTTGAAAGTTTAGTTCAGGAGGATGTTAGTGCATTAGAACTTAAATTTTATCCTATTATTCCTAATGTGATAAATGTTCTGGTTACAGAATTTGCTAAGCGTAATACGAGAGTCACTTTTAAAGCTGTTGATGATTATTCGTATAATGAACAGATGGAGCAAAAAAAGGAAATGGTAAGTAGTACCCTTCTTGCTCAGGCTGAACAGGAAATGATGGCAGCACTTTTAGAATCAGGATTAGATCCTAATGATCCTGAAGTCCAAAAACAAATGCAGGAGCAAATGGCTCCAGAGAATTTAAAATCTCTTCCCCAAATAGAAGAATTTTTCAATAAAGATTATCGTTCCATGTGTGAACAATGGGCTTCTCACCAACATCAGGTAGATGAGGAACGATTCAGAATGAACGAGCTTGAAGAACGCGGATTCAGGGATATGCTTATAGCAGACAGAGAATTTTGGCATTTCAGAATGATGGAGGATGATTACGACGTAGAACTATGGAATCCTGTTTTATGCTTTTATCATAAATCACCCGATGCACGATATATCTCACAAGGAAATTGGGTAGGAAAAATAGAAATGATGACCATATCAGATGTTATTGACAAATATGGTTACATAATGACAGAAGATCAATTAGAATCTCTGGAAGCAATATATCCTGTAAGAGCAGCAGGTTATACCATGCAAGGTTATCAGAATGATGGTACCTTTTATGATCCTACAAAAAGCCACGATTGGAATGTGGATATGCCTTCTTTAGCATATCGTCAGTTTACCAGCATGTATGATAATTCAATTAATAATAGTGGAGATATCATAAATTGGTTACTTAATGAATCAGAAGATTATACAGATCTGGGAGAAGCTTATTTATTAAGAGTTACTACATCTTATTGGAAATCACAACATAAAGTAGGTCATCTTACCAAAATAACTGATAATGGTGAAATCATTGTTGATATTGTGGATGAAGATTATAAGATTACTGATAAACCTGTTTATAATAACACTTTTATCAAGAACAAAACAAAAGATACTTTAGTATTTGGAGAACATATAGATTGGATTTGGATTAATAAGGTTTATGGAGGCCTTAAGATCGGGCCAAACAGACCTTCATTTTGGGGAATGAATGGACCTGGTGGTGTAAATCCTATGTATTTGGGAATACAACAAAATAAAATAGGGCCTTTAAAATTTCAATTTAAGGGTGATAATACATTATATGGTTGTAAGCTTCCTGTTGAAGGTGCTGTTTTTTCAGATCGTAATACTCGATCCTCATCTTTAGTAGATCTTATGAAACCTTTTCAGATTGGTTTTAATATTGTCAATAACCAAATAGCTGATATTTTAGTTGATGAACTTGGAACCATTATATTATTAGATCAGAATGCATTACCAAAACATTCATTAGGTGAAGATTGGGGACCAAATAACTTATCAAAAGCTTATTTAGCAATGAAGAATTTTCAAATGCTTCCTTTAGATACATCTATAACTAATACTGAGAACGCGTTAAATTTCCAGCATTTTCAGACTTTAAATCTTGAGCAAACCCAAAGAATGCTTTCAAGAGTACAACTTGCTCAATTCTTTAAACAACAAGCTTTTGAAACAGTTGGTGTTACTCCACAAAGATTAGGTCAACAAATAGGACAAACTGATACAGCTACAGGTATTGAACAAGCTGTAACAGGATCTTATGTACAAACTGAAATATATTTTATACAACATTCTGATTATCTGATGCCTAGAGTACATCAGATGCGAACAGATTTAGCTCAGTTCTATCAATCAACTAAGCCATCATTAAGGTTACAATATATGACCAGTAATGATGAAAAGGTTAATTTTGAACTAAATGGCACAGATCTTTTGCTTAGGGATCTTAATATTTATTGTACCACAAAAGCTAATCATAGAGCTGTTTTAGAAATGATGAAAGAACTCGCCATCAAGAATAATACTGCAGGTGCTAGTATTTATGATTTAGGTAATGTTATTCAAAGTGATTCATTATCAGAACTTAATCATACATTGAAAGCAACTGAGAAGAAAATAGATGAGCGTCGTCAACAAGAGATGAGTTCAGAACAACAATTAGCTCAGATGGCAATTGATGCAGAAGCTAAAGAGAAACAATTAGAAAGGGATTATGAATCAATGGAAAATGAGAAGAATCGCAGAAAAGATATTCTTGTTGCTGAAATAAGATCTGCGGGTTATGGTGCCATGATGGATATAGATAAGAATCAACAAAGTGATTATCTGGATGCTATGAAAGAAATCAGACAAACTGATGAATTTGGCCAGGTGATGAATCTTGATCGTCAAAAAGAAACATCTAAAACTCAGCAATTTAGAGATAAGCAAACATTGGAGCGTGAAAAACTCCAAGCTCAAAGAGAAATGAAAAATGTTGAATTACAAATTGCTAGAGAAAATAAAAATAAATACGATGTAAAGAAACCCGAAAAGAAATCTACTAAAAAGAAGTAGCTATGTAATTGAGATTAATTTTTATATATGATAAATATAAAAAGTTTATTTCGATATTTTTGCTTATATTATTATTAATCAGTCACTAAATCTTAAATTATATGCCTGAGACAACATTGGAAACAACACACGTAACAGAAGTAGACATGGATCTTGATAATATCCTTGGAACCCCTGGTTCTGAGAATATTATGCTGCCAAATGAAGAAGTATCTAAATCAAAAACACAAAATCTTTTCAGTTCTAAACCTGTTGATATGTCTTTTCTTGATAAAGAAGAGAAAGAAAAAACAGAAATACCTGAAGGAGAAACTGAAGAACAAAAAATAGCAAGAGAAGCTAAGGATACTGAAGCTAAGAAAAAAGAAGTATCCACAGAAGAAGTAGAAAAAACTCTTTCTATTGAAGACCCTGATGATGAGGGATCTGCTAAAGAAACCAAGACTACAGGGAATATAGCAGAGTTAATGAATAAGCTTGTTGAGAAAAAGTTAATTCTTCCTTTTGATGATGACAAATCTTTTGATGAGTATAAACTAGCTGATTTTGAGCAGTTACTCGAAGAAAATATGAAAGAAAATGAGCGTAAAATAAGAGAAGAAGCTCCTATTGAATTTTTCGACGCGCTCCCTGACCAATTAAAATATGCTGCAAAATATGTAGCTGATGGTGGTACAGATTTAAAAGGACTTTTCAGATCACTCTCAGCCTCAGAAGAAATCAAAACATTAGATCCAAAAAAAGAAGATGACCAAAAACAAATTATTCGCAGTTACTTGATGGCTACTCGTTTTGGTACAGCTGATGAAATAGAAGATGAAATTGATGGTTGGCATGATCGCGATGAATTAGAAAGTAAAGCATTGAAATTCAAGCCAAAATTAGATGCATTACAAGAAGAAGTTGTTACTGTTAGATTACAGAATCAAGAAACATTACGTTTACAAAGAGAAAGGGAATCTCAAAAATATGTAGATAACTTATATAATGTATTAGAGCCAGGTGATTTAAATGGTATTAAACTTGATAAAAAAACTCAAGGGTTTTTATTTTCTGGATTAGTTGAACCAAAATACGAATCAAGATCAGGAAGAGGAACAAATCTGCTTGGTCATCTTTTGGAAAAGTATCAATATGTTGAACCTAATCATTCTTTAATAGCTGAGGTATTGTGGTTACTAGCTGATCCTGATACTTACAAAGCTAAGATTCAGGAGAATGGTAAAAAAGAAACCACTCAGAAACATGTGCGGATGCTCAAAACAGAAGAAGCAAACAAGCTTGCTTCAACAACAAATCAAGACAACATTCAAGCAAAACCAAACAAGGAAAAGCTTGCAAAGCCGAGTGCAAACTTTTTTAAACGCTAAAAAAAGACTAAAAATTAATAAGATAAACTAATTGTAAACTATAATAAAAACTAATAAAAATGGCAACACCAGTATTAAATAATGGCCTGTTCTTGAGGGATACTAATTATCAAGCAAATTCGCATATTGATTCTTATCACCTCGTGAACATGCTAAAAACAGCTGAACCTATGGATTTAGGTCCAGTTGATATTTGGGCTATGGCTCAAAAAGTAGAAATGCCCCTTTATCAACTATCCAGCTTTGGTGGGAAAAATATCATAATGGTTGATAATGCAAGAGGTGAATGGAAATGGCAAACACCAGTTTCTCAGGAACTTCCTTATATACTAGATGATATTGAAAGTGATAATACCACTAAAGGTATTGATGGAACGACTTTCAAGATCAAAATCAATCGTCGTGAATTTGGACATGGTGATATCATCACGTATGATAAATACAATGGTTGTGAGATGTATATCACAGCTGATGATATCCTTCCAATGGGTGATGGCTTTATTTATACAGTGCAGCTGGTAAATAATGATAATTATAAATTCCTGGATAATAAGTATCTGCAAAATGGTACTAAAATATTCCGCAAAGGTTCTGCCAGGGGAGAATATGGTGAAAGATTTTCTGACATCATGACAGGAGCAGGATTTCGTGAGTTCTACAACTTTGTAGGTGGAGCAGAAGCTCACGTACATTATAGTGTGTCTTCTCGCGCTGATATGATGATCAAAGGTGGAATGAATGCTGATGGAACTGTTCCTGTAACAGAAATTTGGCGAAACTTTGATAAGACTATGGATCCATCAATCTCTAGTATTGAGACTATGGTTCAATTTAAAGGAAAAGATTGGGTAAAGAAAGCAATGAGCAATGGCACGTTGACCAGAACTTTCCTTACCACAATGGAAGCAGCACATCTTACAAAGATTGCTACTGATATTGAAACTTACTTAATGTGGGGTCATGGTGGACGAGTTCGCCAGGATGGACCAGATGATGTTCGTTTATCTGTAGGTCTTTGGAAACAACTTGATAATTCATTCAAGCGTATATACAATAAGTCTAACTTCTCATTGGAATTGTTCCGTAGTGAACTTTACAATTTCTACGCAGGTAGGGTTGAATTCCAGGGACCAGATCCTAAACGTACATTGATTGTACAAACAGGTATGGGTGGTATGCGTTTGGTAAATGAGGCAATCAAGACTGAAGCAGTTAATTCAGGTCTTGTTATTCAAGCTGCTTCAAATAACGGTATAGGTGCAATTACAGGACAGGGAATGGATCTGAATTATGGATTCTCATTCACTAGTTATGTAATTCCATTCCTTGCCAATGTGAAGTTTGTATTGAATCCTGCATTTGATAACATTCATACCAACGATATTGAGAATCCAATCATCGATGGTAATCCTCTTTCATCTTATAGTTTTATTATTTTCGATATCACTGATACAGGAAATGATAATATCTACATGTTGAAACTTTCTTGGGATAATCAATTGAAATGGTGGTATCAAAATGGTACCATGGACTATATGGGTAAAACACAAGGTTTTGCATCATCTGGTCAGTTCAATGGATATCGTGTAATGATGACTCAAACAATGCCCGCAATTTGGGTAAAAGATCCAACCAAGGTTCTTAAAATTGTGATGAGAAATCCTGTCACAGGCGGATCATTTTAACTAATCGGGAGGGTGGTATCAGCTACCCTCCCTTTTAATATACATAATCATGGCAAAAAAGAAAAAAAGGCCAGGTATAGTTGTACGAATTATATCTGCCAAAAAAGGTCATTGGGAAGTATATGCATATCTTGTATCTGGTACTAAATTCTGTCAGGGTTTTAAAGATGTTGATGGTAAACTTTGGCATGGGTATTACACATTTGGAACCAGATTGATATCAAATAATGGTAAGCAAATTGCTGACAATAAGGATTTCAATAACATAACAATTGCAAGAAAAAATATTAAAGCTGTTAAAAATTCTGCATAAACTAAAAACTAAAAATAATGTCTATTATATCTCCATTTCAAAAATTGTTCGATTGGCAAACTGCACATGATCGTATTAATAAAACTGCTCCGTTATCAGGTGCTGGAACACCAACTGTAACAGATACTGTTCCACAATCTATTGGTCAAATTTATGTAGATACTGCAGCATCTAAAGTATATGTGGCAGAAGGAATCACAGATGTATCAGATTGGTTAATACTTAATTAACATAATGGATTTATTTATCCCCTTATCACCAGATCCATTTCTGATCAATGAGGAGGATATGTCATTGGCCAAATTTGGTCACATCAATGCAATAGTAAAAGCATTAAATGATACTATCCCATCAGGGGTTGGGTTAATGTATCAATCACAATATGATCCATTTAATACTGGAATCGTACTCAATTCTTCTGCTTTAAATAGTAAACCTGGTAGTTATTATTTAGATAGAGATAATCACACAGGTACTCAACCACAATCTTCTATTACAAATCTTGTAAACGATCTCGCTTTAAAAGGAGATATGTTTAAACTTGTTTATGATAGTTTAGATAATGGAATTGTAAATGACTCAAGACTTTTGGAGAGTCTGCCTGGTAGTTTTTATTTAGACAGATTAAACCACACAGGAACACAAGCACAAAGCACAATAGTAAACCTTGTAGCTGATTTAGCTAATAAAGTTGAAACCAGTGAATTAGGAGTTAATGTTGCTACTTTATCTGGTGGATTAGTTCCATTAGCACAACTTCCATTTGCAGCTACTGCTTACCAAGGTCTTTATGATGGGTCTACAAATACTCCTGTTCTTGCAAATGGTATAGGTACAGCTGGACAATTTTTAATTACAAATGTTGCTGGTGCTGCAGGTCCTATGGGGGCTGTAGTTTTGAATCAAATTGTAGCATATGATGGAGCAACATGGCAAGCTGGCCCATTATTCACTGGCGGTATTTCATCTGTTAATGGAAATGCAGGTCCTGTAGTTGTACTTGATCTTGATGATATTCCTGATACAGTAACCAGAGCTGCAGTACTTCCTGTTTATGCTCAGGGATTAGCTGCTTCATTTTTTCCAATATCAGGAACTAATCCTGTAGTATCTCAGCAAGAGATTACAAATCTGAATTTAGCACTCACATTAAAGGGTGATATGTTTAAAGCAACATATGATACTAATAATAATGGTATTGTAGATAATTCAGAGAGATTGGGAGCTAATCTTCCAGCATATTATTTATCAAGAGCAAATCATTCAGGTACACAAGCTCAAAGTACTATTGTAAATCTTGTTGTTGATTTATCTTTAAAAGAGAATAAATCTGAAAAGGGAGTAGCTAATGGTTACTGTGATTTAGATGCATCAGGAAAAGTTCCTGCATCGCGATTAAATCTTTCTGCAGTAAACTATCAAAATTCCTGGAATGCATTTACTAATGTTCCTTTTATAAGTGATGGGGTTGGAACAGCAGGTGATGCTTATTTAGTAGGTATTGCTGGTACAAGAAATCTTGGATCAGGATTGGTATCCTACGCGGTTGGAGATTTAGTAGTTTATAATGGAAGTGTATGGCAAAAGATTATTTCTGCTGCTATTGGGGTATCATCATGGAATGGTATGACAGGAGCGGTATCAGCTACAACAGCAAATCTACCAGATTC